GGATAATTTCCGATAACATCCCGTCTCTCGCCTAGGGAGAAAACGAAAGCGAGGTGATAACGATGGAAGATAAGGGAACACGATGGGCGGTTATGTATACATCCCTTGACGGATTCACAACTGACAGAAGCAAGTCGCTGCATGGCACCAATCTGATTTGCTTCTGCAGAGTTCCTAAAGGATATGAACAGAGGCAGCCACATCCAGTCACTATCATCTCCCCTGATAGTCCAATCGCGCAATTCCTTGACGAACACGCCGCTATGCTCGCCAAAGAATCACGCGAACGGGAACTTGCAAGAAGCACAGATGTTACAGATTCATTTGAATAAACGAAAGAATCTGCACTGCTGCTGCGGTTAATTCGACAAATGTCTTGATCGAACTGATCAGCTTACCTTTACCTTTTGATTCGGCATATTCGATAGCACTTGGCGTCAACTCTGCAAAAATGATCTCGCCGTCAACTGAGATGCTGTGAATGAGACCTTTACTTACAAGCTCATTGACATACGCAACGGTTTCTTTTCGGCTAAGCTTTCCTGACATGATCTCATGGATGTTGTCAATGCTTCCAAGATCAGTCGGAACGCTGTCGTCTGCATCATCTTTCAGCTTCATCCGATATTTGCCGTACAGCAAACACAGCAACGCATCTGCTTCCTTTGTAAGATTGTATTCCATGTTTTCACCCCCTTCCTGCTCCAATTATAGCAGAGAGGCGGCGTGAATGTCAAGAAAGGAGTGAAACACATGACCGCAGCCGAAAGCAGAACCGAATTCCGGCAGGAACGCAGAGAACTTCCGCCGCCGGACACCGCATTTCTCTCCGGACTGCTGCAAATGCTCGCAGCAGTATACTGCCGGGTGCAGTATCCGGAGCCGACACCCGAACCGATGAAGGAGGAAAACCACAATGACAATCCGTGAATTTGAAGTCCTGACGGGATTTCACCCGTCTACTGCTCACTATGAAGTGATCGAGCAGGATTACAATAGCAGCCAGCTCGACAAGTACGAGTATTGCGAGGCGTACAAAGCCGATAAGGGCGGCATCGCGGAACGCCTTGCACGCCTTGCCGACAAATGTGCTTGGGAGCGGGATAATAAACACGCCGATGAACTGAAAGCCAGTTTTACGGAAATCAAGCTGCTCCACGATCGTTTAGCAGAAGCCAAAGCGCAGCTCGATCGCGAGCTGGACTGGCAGCCTGCAAAGAATCTCGGCACGAACATGAGCGAGCGCGAGTATCAGCTTCTCGCGGATGATACCGCACCGATGTCGGAGCTTGATGCGATCCGCCGCATTGCAAAGGAGTGCGGATTCGATATGGCCTGCATTCATCTCGTTCAGACTGTTGAGACCTTCGACAAAAACAAGTACGGCAAGTGCCGTGTCAGCGGATCATACAGCCGTCTGCCTGTCTGGGCATCGACCGACTGGAATTACATCCGCTTTCAGGTCTGCGGCAATCAGTGGGAGATCGTCAACGGCGAGTTGCAAGCCTACTACAGCTAAAAGGAGGCAGCCATGAACGAATTGACCGTCACCGTCATCGAGCAGCCCGGCGCGCTCGGTGCAGTCAAGGCGCGGACGATCGCTGACATCATTCAGCGTTTCTACCTGAATGCATCGCCGGAGCTGCGTGCCGAGATCGACCGCCGCGCTGAGGAATTGAGAGAACAGAAAGGAGTGGTATCATGCCCGGCTGGCAATATGTCTGCGGATTCATCGTCATGCTCGCTGGCATGAGCGCGATCGTGCTGATGATTTATAGCAGCTGCATGACCGTGATCCATGACGCAGAGGAGGAAGCAAAGGAAGAGGCAGAGTATCAGGCGGAAATCCTCGCGGAGCAGAAGTATCAGGAGATGGTTGCAGCAACGCAGTACCGTGTGCGGTTCGGTCTGCGCGTGGTCGATGAAACGAAAGGAGATCAGGTATGCTCGAAATGAAAGCCGACGGGACAGTTGTCGAAATTGAGGCGAAAGGGACAATGTATGGCCTTCTCAATGAATATGCCAGCATGACCGCCTCATTGATGCACAACTTTCTGAAACCTTGCAACACAGACAGTGAATACAAGCGCATCGCTGAAATGATGTCCGGCGCGTTTTGTGCCGGTATGAAGCAAGCAATGGACAGGCGCAGAAAAGAGGTCTTGCATGAAAGCGCCGAGTAAAAGGAAAAGCCGCATCCGATCTGGCACATCGGACACGGCCACAAACAAAATGTCTGTATGCTCATTGTAGCATATTCGGAGGAAAATGTCAATGGATAAGAAGTATTTTGCATTCAATGGCAGCGGGAAGCACGAAACGGCTGTTGCCGTTCATGTTGCGTCTGCCTTGCAGGAATTCTGCAATCAGGAGCCGGAGTTTGAACAGGCAATCATGCAGTCCGGCAAGACCTTTGCGGACTGTCTCCACAGTATCTGCAAGGGCATCGGTCAGTCGATCAGCGATCTGGAGATCTACACCCGCGCAGTCAAGTTTTACTTTCCGGTCGCGGCGGTCAGATTTCACATGACAATCGACCTCTGCGGCGATAACGGAGCGGTCGATCCGCCGATCACGCAGCATAAGAGCGAGCTGATGCAGCTTTCGCTTGATTCGCTGCTGGACTTCTGAGGTGATACCATGAGACAGGCACGAAAAGAGGAACTGCTGCGGCGCTTTCCGGCTGTGCCGCCGATCATCATGGAAAAGATGAAAGGCAGACTTGCAGACAATTTCGCGGTGTTCCTGACGAACGGGAATGAGCTGTTTGTGCGCTGCTATCATCGCTATTCAGACTGCAAGCTGATCGAGCGGCAGCGCTATGTATTCGCAAAGGACGGCTCGGTGCGCTGGGGCAAGGATGACGGAGCACCGTGGACGGTCCGCAAGGAATTCCGCGAGCCGGTATTCTGCCAGAGCTGCTACGGATACAACTTCAACAACACTTACAAGGGGCTGAACATGGAAGCGATCGGGCAGTCCTGCATGAAATACTGCTGCCATGAGCTCTACAAAGGTAATCTTCTGATCGAATATCTGCATCTGTACTGCCGTCACCCGAATGTGGAATACCTGATGAAAGCCGGGTACAGCGATCTGATCGGCGAATATTACACGGGCTACTGGGGCGGCATTCAGCATATCGAAGCAAACCGGCACATCAACTGGAAGTCGAACAATCTGCTGAAAATGCTCGGCCTGAACCGTGACGAATTCAAGCTGCTCGCAGGGCATGAGGAACTGTATGATGAATATGTCATGTGGCGGGAGCATTATCCGAGAACAAAGCCGGAGGACTTGCTGCTGATCGGCAGCGTGTTCGGGCATGAATACGGAACAATGGAGCGGTTCATTCATGCAACCGGTCTGAAGCCGCAGCGCATTGCACGATATCTCAATGAGCATGATGCAGAACCGCATGATTATGACGACTATCTCCGGCAATGCGCACAGCTTCGGTATGACCTGCATGACACCGCGATCTCGATGCCGCATGACTTCATGGCGATGCACACACGGCTTTCGGAAATGATCAAGTACAATGAATCACAGGAAACCCGGAGAAAATTCAAAGCGAACATGGAATACCGCAAGAAGCTCGAATTTGCGCTCGGAGGTTTGTTCATCCGTCAGCCGAAGAATATGACCGAGATTGTGAACGAAGGCAAACGGTTGCATCACTGCGTCGGCGGATACGCGCAGCGGCACGCATACGGTAAACTGCACATCATGTTCATCCGCAGGGCGGAAAAGCCGGATGTTCCGTTCTACACGGTCGAGGTTGACCTGTTCGGTGAGATTGTGCAGGTCAGAGGTCTGCGAAATTGCGAGACAACGCCGGAAGTACAGGCGTTTACTGAAGAATACGAAAAGCACCTTGCCGCTGTGATCGGCAGGGAGAAACGGAGGGAAACAGCATGAGCGAGGAAATCATGTTGACCGAAAAGCAGCAGGCGGAAGCCCTGCATAAGCAGATCACCGGTTACGGTGAAGTGATCTATCAGTCGCTGTACGGGATGTGTACCGCGATCAAGCAGATGCGCGACAGCAAGCTCTACAAGGCGCTGGGATACGATACCTTTGAGGCGTACACCGAAGAAAAGCTCGGTATGAAGCGAGCGCAAGCATATACCTACATCGCAATCGCGGACAGGCTTTCAGATGATTTCGTCCAGTCAACTGGACAAATTGGGATTCAAAAGCTCTATTTGCTCGCAATGGCATCGGAGGAAACCCGCAAGGAGATTGTGGAGACCACAGACCTCAACGAGACGACCGTCCGCGAGCTGAAAATGAAACTCGCGCAGGCAGAAAAGAGCAATGAGCTGCTGACCGAGCAGGTCAGTGAAGCAGAGCAAAAAGCAGCAGATGCCAAAAAGAGCGAAATGAAAGCGCTTGGGCGAGTCAGCGTTCTTGAAACGGATGCAGGGTTCCAGCGCCAGAAGATCGAACAGCTTGAAGCACAGGTCGGTGAACAGGCTGACCAGATTAAGGAACTGGAATCCCGCCCGGTCGAGGTTGCCGTGCCGGAGCCGTCCCGCGAGGTGCAGAATATGCAGGACGCGATGCGCCGGATCAATCTGGAGCATGAGCAATGGTCAGCGAAGATTCAGGATGACCACATCAAGCAGGTTCAGGAGATCAACCGGAAGCACCGCGCCGAGACGGATGCCCTGCGTGCGGAGTATGAGGAAAAGCTCGCAGCGGCGCAGAGCGCTGAATCGCCCGCACCGGACGAGAAGGAGATCTTCAAAGCGTACCTTGCAAATGCGATTGACGCGGCAAAGCGCATGACCGCATTCCTCGCAGCGCATCCGAATGAGGCGTGCCGCAGACAGGCGGAAAAATTCTTTCAGACAATGATCGGGGAGGTATCCACATGAGCAGACTGTTTGAGATTGCAAACGACTTCGCGCTGCTGTTCGATCAGCTTGAATCGTTTGATGAGATCGAGGAAGCCGATATGCGCGAGATCGCGCAGCAGGCGTGGTTCGATACGCTGGAAGGCGTCGAGGGCGAATTCGAGCTGAAAGCGGAGAATGTCGCGCAGTACATCAAGTCGCTGAAAGCCGAGGCGGAGGACATCAAAGCGGAGGAACAGGCGCTCTCCGCCCGCCGGAAGGCAAAGGAAAAGCGCGTCAGGAGCCTGACCGACTATCTCATGATGTGCATGAAGCGCATTCACCGGGAGAAGATCGAGACGGCAAAATGCAAGCTGTCTATTCGCAAGAACGCCGAGAGCGTGCAGGTCGCCGATGAGGACGGGCTTGCGCGTCAGCTCGCGGCACTCGGACGCTCCGACCTGATCCGCGTGAAGCCGCCGGAGCTCGACAAGACCGCGATCAAAAAGGCGCTGCAATCCGGCGAAACGATCAACGGCGCAGCGCTCGGCCGCACGGAATCGCTGATTATCAAGTGAGGTGCAATATGGGATTACCGATTCTGATTCTAGGATATTCCGGCAGCGGGAAATCTGCATCCCTGCGGAATTTCGACGCGGACGAAATCGCGCTGGTCAATGTGGGCTGCAAGGCGCTCCCATTCCGGACGCAGTTTACGCAGACGCTCTGCTCCGATCAGTACCCCGATATTGACCGATTTCTGCGCAGCGTGGCCGCGAAGATCATCGTCATTGATGACTGCCAGTATCTTATGGCAAACGAATTCATGCGCCGCGCAAAGGAAAAGAGCTATGACAAATTCACGGAAATCGGGCAGAGCTTCTGGACGCTCGTGCGGAGCGTGCTCTCTCTGCCGCAGGATGTGACGGTCTACTTCCTCAGCCACATCGACACGGACGAGAACGGGCGGCAGAAGATCAAGACGATCGGCAAGCTGCTCGATGAGAAGATCACCGTCGAGGGAATGTTCACGATCGTGCTGAAAACCTCGGTGCAGGACGGGCATTACTACTTCGCAACGCAGACAGACGGCCGCGACACCTGCAAATCCCCGATGGGGCTGTTCCCGGCGATGTATATCGACAACGATCTGAAAGCTGTGGACGGTGCAATCCGCGAGTATTACGGCATGATGCCTCAGATCATCTGCGCAGACTGCGGCAGACCGGTCACAGCAGTGCGCGATAAATCCGCCGGAGAGATTGCCGAGGGAACGGCGCGGACATACGGCATACCGCTTTGCTGGGGCTGCGCCTGCAGGCGGGTAATGCAGAAAAAGAGGCAGAATCTGCCTCAATAAATGAAAATTGTGTGAAAGTTGCACGCAAACGTGCAACAAATCCCCGTTTTCGCGGGGTGCTTTCAGAAGGGAGTGATACAAAATGGGGCAATTGAGACCGTATCAGATTGATCTGGTGAACGGTGTGTCGCGCTCGTGGCGCACCGGACACCGCGCACCGTGCATCGTGCTCCCGTGCGGCGGCGGCAAGTCCGTGATCGTAGCGGAAATGGCAAAACGCACAGCAACGGGCGGCAAGTACATCCTCTTTCTGGTGCATCGCAAGGAGCTGTGTGAGCAGATTCTCCGTACCTTCCTCTGGTGGGGTGTCGATATGCGCTTTGTCCGCATCATGATGGTGCAGACTGCCTGTCACCGCTTGGGCAAAATCCCCGTGCCTACGCTGATCATCACGGACGAGAATCACCACAGCAAGGCGAGCAGCTACCAGAAGATCTACGATTACTACCGTGACGCATACCGTGTCGGTGTGACGGCAACGCCGATCAGACTGGACGGAAGCGGGCTCAGCGATGTCAATGACGATCTGGTGATCGGTGTCAGCGCGAAATGGCTGATCGAGAACCATTGTCTCGCGCCGTATGACTACTATGCGCCGGATGTTGCCGACCTCTCGACCGTCAAGGTGCGGCGCGGTGAATTCGATGCGAAATCCGCCGAGAAAATCATGCTCGAAAGCAAGGTCTACGGCGATGTCATCAGCTATTACCGCAAATTTGCAGACGGAATGCAGGCGGTCTGCTACTGCACAACGGTCAAGCACTCGCAGGCAATGGCAGCGCAGTTCCGCGAGGCGGGCATTGACGCTGCACACATCGACGGGCAGATGAAGAAGGCGGAGCGTGCGAAAATTGTTGAGGAATTCCGGCGCGGCGCGATCGACATTCTCTGCAATGTTGATCTGATCTCCGAGGGCTTTGATGTGCCGGACTGTTCCTGCGTCATCATGCTCCGTCCGACGCAGAGCCTAACGCTGTTCATCCAGCAGGCCATGCGCTGTATGCGATACCGCAGGGGCAAGCGTGCAGTAATCCTCGACCATGTCGGCAACTATGCACGGCACGGGATGCCGGACGATGACCGCGAATGGACGCTCGAAGGAAAACCGAAGCGCAAGGGCATGAAGCAGGAAACCGCTGCCGAAGAGGACAAGTTCTATACCTGCAAGGAATGCTATGCAGTATTCCCGCTCAAAAAGGACGGCGAGCCGGTTGAAGCGTGTCCGTATTGCGGCGCGGCTGTCGAGCGCAAAGTGCGCAAGGCGATCGAGCAGGAAACCGAAACAGAGCTCGTGCAGATCAAGGGCTTCACCGTCAACACCAAGACGCCGGACGAATGCCGGAGTTACGGCGAGCTGCTGGAATATGCCCGCATGATGGGCTATAAGCCGGGCTGGGCGTATTTTCAGGCAAAGCAAAGGGGGCTGCTGCATGGAGCATGAGCGGGCAGTGCCCGCAGCCGATACGGGAATGAAGCGAACGGAAAACGGCAGCTTTCCTGCCCGACCGGAAGGAGAACGAATGAATGAGCACTTAATACAGAACCGCATCCGCGCAGCGGTATCACCGACCTGCGCGATCTTCCGGACAAACAGCGGCGATTTCTGGCAGGGCGATCTTGTGTATTCCAAAGAATACAAGCAGACAGTGCTGATCAATCTCCGCAAAATTGACGGTCTGCCGAAGGGCTTTTCCGACCTTTGCGGTGTCCGGAAATCTGACGGCAGAGCAGTATTCATCGAGGTCAAGACGAAGCGCGGCCGCGCTTCCGAAAAGCAAAGGCATTTTCTGGAGCAGATGCGGGCATACGGCGCAATCGCCGGAATTGCACGCTCTCCGGAGGAAGCAATCAAACTGATTATGGAGGGCTGAATCATGGGATTTGGTACAAATTACGAGAACATTCCGCAGGGCGGCAGTCTTGTGCCGCAGGGCAATTACGAGGCGATCATCACGAATGCGGAGATCAGGCAGACGAAAAACGGCAAGTACAAGGTCAGTCTGATGCTGACGATCCGCAATGACATTCAGCAGGACTGTCAGAACCGCGTGCTGTTCATCGACATCTGGCGCAAGCGCGAACCGACTCCGGCGGACGAGCAGGTGGACGGCTTCAACTTCGCGCAGCTCATGGCGGTGAGCCGGGCGGCGCAGATTCCGAGCGGGCAGTCCTTTGAATCGCTGGAACAGTTTTTGCAGGCACTCTGCGGACGCTGCCTGATCGCCACGGTCAAGCATGAGACCTATAACGGTGAAACAACTGCAAAGGTCGATCCGCTCGGCACCGAGCCGACAAAGTTCCCGGACTGCCGTCATGTGCAGAAGCAGCGGCAGCAGGCACAGAATCCTGCATACGGCGCACCTGCTCCGCGCCAGCAGCAGGGATATGCGCAGCGTCCCGCACAGGGCTATGCAGGGCAGCCTCAGAGTTACGCACAGTCTCAGCAGGGCTATATGCAGCCGCAGCAGTATGCCCCGCCTCAGAACTATCAGCAGCCGCCGATGCAGCAGATGATGCCAGCGGGTGCTGCCCGCCAGCGTCCGCCGCAGGCTGCATCTCCTGCTCCCGCACCGATGAACATTGATCCGAATGAATTTGAAGAGATCCTCAGCAATGGCGAAGTGCCGTTTTAACCCGGCAGTGCCGGGCTCCATTTTGAGGGGCGGACGCTGTGCCGTCCCTCTCATTGACAGGAGGGAGGAATGCAAATGTACGAACTCATCCCCGATGAACTGAAAGCCCTGCCGCGCTGGGTATGCTGGCGCGCTGTGCTGGATCCGAAATCGCACTCCGGCATATCGAAACATCCGGTCAATCCGCGCACCGGCGGCATGGCGCGTTCCAACGATCCGACCACATGGACAGACTTTGAAACGGCAGCCGCAGCGGCGGTCGATTATGCGGGCATCGGCTTCATGTTTTATGAGTCCGGCTATATCGGCATCGACATTGACGACCGTCCGGAAGAACTCGATGCGTACCGAAACGGAGATCATTGCACGATTTTCGGACAGATGAATGACGCGCTGCAAACCTATATGGAATTTTCACAGTCCGGTAACGGTGTTCACTTCATCGGGCGCGGCAAGCTGCCGGATAAGGATTTCAAGAACAGCGAGGTCGGCATTGAAATGTATACCGGCGCACGGTTCTTCGTCATGACCGGCAATCTCTGCACCGAGTATGTGGATATTGCAGACATCACCGAGACCGTCAAGCCCTATTATGAAAAATATCGCACGCGGTCAAAGAGCAAAGCACAGTCGGCTCCGCAGGAGCAGCTTCCTCTCGGTGGCAGCTCCATGAATGCGCAGGAAGTCATTGACCGCGCATCCCGTTCCCGGCAGGGACAGAAGTTTGCGGCGCTCTATGCAGGCGATACCACAGGCTACAATTCAAATTCTGAGGCGGATATGGCACTGTGCAATATGCTCGCATTCTGGTGTCAGGGCGATTTGCAGCTCATGGACGAGATCTTCCGCAGCTCCGGCCTGATGCGCGAAAAGTGGGACCGAAAGCAGTCCGGCACGACCTACGGCGCGATCACGCTGCAAAAGGCAATCGACGGGCTTTCGGCGGTCTATGCGGAGACAGAGCCGTCCGATTCCGGCTATGCCGTTGTCATACAAAAATCCATGCAGCAGGGCGCACCGCGCATTCAGGGGAAAATGTACCGTTTTGATGATACCGGCAATGCCGAGCGCCTGTTTGACGCATTCGGCGATATGCTCCGCTTCTGCTACACCGACAAGAAATGGCTCTACTACTACGAGGGCAAATGGTACACCGACAGCATCGGCTATATCCGGCAGCTTGCCGACAGCGCAACGATGCTCCAAGAGCAGGAGCGCATCCTCTATGCGCATGATGAGGAAATGCTGAAAGCGTTTGACCGGCATCTGAAAAAATCCCGCAGCTTTGCAGGCAAAACCAACATGATCCGCGAGGCGGAGCACTATGCGCCGATCCTCCCGCAGAACCTTGACCGGAACAAGGCAGTGATCGGCGTGAAAAACGGGATCATCGACCTGAAAACCGGCGAGCTGCTCCCGCATGACAGAGAGGCGTATCTGACCAAGCAATGCCCGGTGATCTACAATCCCGATGCACCGGAGCCGAAGCTGTGGCTGCAATTCCTCTCGGACATTTTCGGCGGCGATCCGTATATGCTCGATTACATCCAGAAGTGCGTCGGCTATTCCCTGACCGGCTCGACCTCTGAGCAGTGCGCATTCTTTCTGTTCGGCACAGGGCGCAACGGCAAGTCCACATTTCTGGAAATCGTGCGCGGCATCCTCGGCGACTACGCAACCAATATCCAGCCGCAGACGATCATGGTGAATCCGAAGTCCGGCAATGCGCCGTCCTCGGACATTGCGCGGCTCAAAGGTGCGCGTCTGGTGACATCGGTCGAACCGAATGAGGGAATGCGGCTCGATGAGGGACTGCTCAAACAGCTCACCGGCGACGATGTTGTGACGGCGCGAAAGATGTTCTCCGAGGAATTTGAATTCAAGCCGGAGTTCAAGCTCTGGATGGCGACGAACCACAAGCCGCTGATCCGCGGCACCGATACCGGCATCTGGCGGCGCATTCATCTGATTCCGTTTGAGGTGCAGATTCCGCTTGACCGCGTTGACAGGAAGCTGAAATACAAGCTCGTGAAGGAATCCGAGGGGATTCTGAAATGGGCGGTTGAGGGCTGCATCAAATGGCAGAATGAGGGCTTGACGATGCCGCAAAAGGTGCTGGAAGCCGTGCGCGAGTATCAGCATGAAATGGATGTGATCTCGGCATTCCTCGATGCCTGCTGTATGACCGGAGAGGGAGAAACGAAAGCCTCAAAGCTCTATGCAGTCTATGCAAAGTGGGCAGAGGAGCACAATGAATACCTGATGTCCAGCACAAAATTCGGCACGGAGCTGAAGCGCAAGGGCATTGTGAAAAAGAATATGCCGGACGGTCGGTATTATGTCGGCATCACGCTCGATGCAGACTTTTATCAGGAGTAAGAATTGAGGGTAGTTGAGGGTTTGAGGGTTATTCCTATTCTATCATATGAAAAATTGAAATGAAATTATATATATACTCCTATAGAAACCCTCCAAACCCTCCATAACCCTCAAGTACAAAGGAGTGAGAACATGAAAATCGACCTGAGAGACGCAGGCGTCTGGTCGGCACTCGAACGGCAGGCGTATGACGGGACTGTGAATCTGCTCCCTCTGCCGCCGCCCGCCTACAAGTATTTCTCGGAGCTTCAAGCCGTATACCGTGCATTCCGCTTTGAGGGGATGCCGAAGGAGGATGCGGAGAACCGGAAGCGGCAGCTTCGCAAGGCGTATGACGAGCAGGTCAGCGAGATTCACCGTGCGCGGGAGGTCTTTGCCGAGTACCAGAACGCCGTCCGCACCGCCGGAACGCTGACAAGCGAGATCGAGAAGTCGCAGTCTGTGTTTGAGATCGCAGAGAAGGCGTGCAAGATCATCGGTCTGCTGATCGGTGACAGCAGTTTCTACGGCAGGCAGATCCGAAAGTTCACCTGCGATGGCATCGAGATCAAAAAGCAGACGGCAGATAACGAATACGATATGCTGAAAGGCTGCATGAACCGGATGTTTGTGACGGACGACCCGGAGGAGCTGATGCGGATGTACAGTTCGGCAATCCGGCGGATTGATATTATCCGGCAGTACAACACCGTCCGGCTCGCAAAGAAGGAGGCACAACATGAAAACAATAGATGATTATTACGCAGTAATGTTTGATGTTTTTCTGGATGCATTTCTCTTTGGAACTGCGACAAGCATTGACATGGCTGTGCTTTCTGTGACAATGCTCTACGACGGGAGGTGCTGAGGATGTCAGAAATGATGATCAACGGCGATAATCTGATCAGATTCTGCACGGAACATAGATGCGGATCTGTTCCGATTGAACGGATCAAGTCAGAACCGCGAATTGAGGTTGAAAGAGTGCGCCATGCGCGATGGATTAACAATACATTTTGCAGCGACTGCAAGCGATTCCCGGTTGATATTTCTGTTTCCATCAGCAATCAGGAATTGACAAAGCATTTTTCACGGTGTCCTCATTGCGGCGCAGTGATGGATGCGAAGGATGGGGGTGCTGGCAATGGCTGATTTGATTGACAGATACGCAACAATGAATGCAATTCCTGCGCCGACAGATGCAGATGAAGCGGAATACTATGGAAAAGTGTGTGATGCTATCGAAACAATGCCCACAATCGAGCCGGAAGTGCGGCACGGGCGGTGGGTTGAAGTAAGTAATCGCGTCACATATCCTATTGAGAGTGATGTGGTTGTCAAATGCAACACTTGTGTGCATCACGAGGTCACATCGCGTTTTAAGTTGGATATTTTGCGATATTGCACATATTGCGGCGCGAAGATGGATTTGCGCACACCGACCGAAGTACAGCTTGAAGAAGCTGATAGCGTGATGATGGGAGGTGCTGAGAATGACCAGATATGAAAGAATCAAATCACTGTCTATTGACGAAATGGCTGTCGTTATGGCAGCGCAGTTCCTTTCCGGGAGTCTGCTCGGCTGCGGTTTGATTGACTCGAAGGACGAAGGCGAGAAGTATATAAATGTCTTACTGGATACAGAAGAGGGACACGCTGCTATCGAGGAAACGAAGCAACATCTTTTGGAGGAGGTAGACAACGATGCCTGACAACACCTGCATCTGCTGCGGCAGAATCATCCAGGAGGGGCAGCACATCTGCCTGAGCTGCGGCAGCTATGATGATATGCAGACATTTGAGCGGAAAAAGCAGCCGGTTACGAACGGCGACAGAATCCGCTCGATGACGGATGAGCAGCTCATTCCGGTGCTGCATCACTACGTCTGCATCCAGTTCCCGACCGGCTGCCCGTATGAGCGCTGCGATGACTGCGTGCGGGCATGGCTGCGGAGGGAGGCAGAACATGACTGACGCACCGTGTAAGGGCTGCACTGACCGGTCAGCCGGCTGTCATGCAGCGTGCGGGCGATACCGGCAGTGGCAGCGCGATCATGCAGCGGAATTGCAAGCGCGCCGCACTGCCCGCAGCCCCGGCATCCTCGCCGACAGCTACGCGATCGGAAAGATACGGAAAATCAGGAAACAAAGGAGGCGCAGACCGTGAGCAGAATCATTTTCATCGAGGGATTTCTCTTCGGCGCGATTGCGGCACTTGCTGCGGTGACCGCCGCCGTCGGGGTGCTGTGGCTGATCTTCAGAAAGGATGATGACGATTGACGGCGAAAAAGGCGAAAGAGTATTTGCAGCAGTACCGCGATGCCATGCGCCGGACGCACGCAATCTCCGATCACATTGCAGAACTGCGTGCCGTATGTGAGCAGCTCCGTACCGATGACGGTCACCGCATCGCATTGGACAAGGCGATTGCGGAGCTGGTCGATACAGAGGCAAAGTGCAAAGCAGAAGTCGAGCAACTTGCACGGCTGGAAGACGAGATCAAATGCACGATCAATCAGACACGCGAGCCGTATCGTACTTTGCTTTACGAGCGCTACATCAACGGTCTGACGTGGGAAAAGATTGCCGTCGGTATGAATTACAGCTATGTACATGTCGTTCACAGACTACATCCGGAGGCGTTGAGTGCCGTACATGCGATTATTGCGGGAACTTAACAGCGCAG